CTCTTCCGATCTTCGCCTACGCTTGCTCCACCCTGCAAGGCTGTGTCTTTCATGGACGCTACGTACGAAGTAAGCCTTGTGCCAGGCGTCTTTCTGATAGGACGCATAATACCGAGGATAGTTCTCAGAGCATCCCAATTGTCAGAAAATCTTGTTACGAAATCGACTTCTCTTGCCTGTAACTGTGAGAAGTCACTTTTTACTGTCAGTTTATTTTTTGCTGGCATTTCTATTCTCCTTTACTTATTCAAACAATTCGTGATTTTCGGCAATAGCTTTCTGTCTCTCCGCTGTACTGAGGATATAGCGACCTTTGTCATCTTTCTTATAGATATCTTCCTTGGTCATTGCACCGCCTGTTGACGTTGGTGGCTGTGCTGGGTCTGAACCCTTCGTTTCTTCTGTTACAATAAAATCTTTCCATGATTCTTTGGCGGTCTTTTTGATATCATCAGCATCTTTTACCTTACCATCTTCATCAATTACTATGTTCTTAATGATATCCGCATCCACTTTGAGAACCGTGCCAAGCCTCTTATCAGCAACCCCGATATCTTTCAAAAGTGCCTTGTACGCATCTGTTTTCTTTGCGATAGTCTCTTTCTCTGATACTTCCGCTTTAAAGTCGTCATACTCTTTCTTAAGGTCTGAATACTTTTCTTTGTATCCGTCATCCTTAGTAGCATTGTCCAACTGCTTCTGGACTTCTGGTAGTTTTTCCGCATCCGTCTTATACTTGGCGATATCATCTTTCAGCCCATCAACTACCTCTACGTGAGCCTGCATGATAGTATCTACCTTGTCCTCGTCAATGCCTAAACTACTTAAAAATTTTCTTGTAAAAGCCATTCTCCACTCCTTTACTTCGGTGACATTTCCTCGTCATTCGTTAACTTTAGTTTATCTTCTCTGTTTTACCTTGTCAAGGCTTGTTTCAAAATCTGTTGGTATTCCGATACATGGTTAGCTATGCCGTCACGGAGGAAGTGAGCTTGTCCGTTTGAGTGCCGTGCTCTATCGTTGAATTCCACATACTTGCCATATTCAACATTCGTCCCTATGACCACTGCATTATCATCAACATAGTGCCCTATGCTCCCTTTCAGCCTGCTCGTCTTTACAGGCGTAAGTATCTTTACGTTGGATTCTGCGGCAAATCCAACCGTGTCCAATGCCACGTACTTCGCCCCGTATAACGCAGACATAATCATATCAGAGTTGTCTTTAAAGCTAGCCGTCATTCCCATCTAACACATCTCCCATCGTAATTATTTCTCCGACTTTTACGCCGTTCTCCCATACTTCCACTATGCCAGTGTCTTTGTTACGCTTTAATTCTTTCATCTTTTCGACCTCTTGAATATTACTTTCGTTCGGTTAAGTATCACGGTATAAGAACCACTTGCGCCGTGTCCACTCGCATTGATAGCATCATACCCTAATGCCGCTGCAAACGAACCTAAGTCTTTGTACGTCTCTTGCCACGTTTTGCCTGTGGCTGGGTTTACTTCAGTCCACCATTTAACTTCTATAACATCATAATCCACGATTTTTGCTGATTTATCAAGTGTAAGCGTCTCCGTATGTGACCACGCAGTTACCTTTTCTCCAGTATTTTTCTCGTAGTCTGCATAACTCATTCTTGTTATGTCAGTTTTCTTTTCGTCAATGCGATTCTGTTCTTTTACAACTTCGTCCCACCATCTGAAATAGTCGGAGTTCTGTTCTTTCATCATTCTGCTTAAAGTATCTTCTAAATCATAGTCGTGATTAAACAGATATCTCGCAATTAACTGTTTGCCACCGCTTAACTTGGAAATATAATCTTGCGCCCATGTTGCGGCAAGTTTATTTGCATATTGTTCTTTTCTTTCCGCAAACGTTATCCAATCCATTCCGAACCTATTGTTCCCTATGTCTCGGTAATGTTGCATTTCTGCCAATATCCCATCAGATAATTTCCCGCTGTAATCTGCGGCGCAATACATCCCTTGCCCATATTGAGCGCCCCCAGTAGAACAGTCTACATACCATTTCCCTTCGTATAATTCTTTCTGGTACATATCTACTGTCTCTTGGTCTGGAGCACTATACGTTCTTTGCGCTATGAATTTACTCTCCTTTACAAGTCTATCAAACTCATCTTCGTCCACAACCTTTGGCAAGCCATCAAAGCCCTGTGCATTTATAACATCCTCTATCTCGAAGTCAAACTTATCTGGTCTGCGTTCCCATGTATCCGTGATATCTTTGCCATCCACAACACCATTTTTACGTTTCCGTTCAAGGTCTTTCCCTGCCAGCCAATCGGCTTCTGTAAAGCCTTCTGGAAAATCTCTTTTCTGCCCATCGAAGTTTGGTGTTAGCCCTCTCGGATAATACAGCTCTTGACATCGGCAGTTATACCGCTCTTCGGGTGGCAAACTCGGGTCTCTTGGGTACATCGCTCCGTTCGAGAAAAGTTGGTCGGCTGGTACGTGCTGTCTATGCATCTGTCTGTGGCTTAATCTTGTCCGCAAATCAAGAACAGAATCCCACCACTTGTCTATCTGTACGCCATGCCCCATCGCTCTGTTAGCGGCTTCTTGATGGCCTGCGCTTACTGCTGTACCTACCCACAACCTCGCATTTCGAATAGCAGACCGTTCGTTCATACCTGTTACAGTAATCAACCGTTTTGCTATATCTTCTATTCCTTCACCGCTGATGATTCCTTGCGTTATCGCAGACCGTATCCTTCGCTGGTTCCACTTACTGTTTTTCGACTTATCAAACGCCGAGAAGAACTGACCATACATCGCTTTCGTAATGTCTTCTTTTCTAACCAACGTATAGTTAGTGTCGATATTCAGTGCTCGTTCTATCTCATACGTTTCATGGTTTTCTGCATTGGCAAATTCTTCTGGCACTTTATCGTTGATGTCGTCTACCGCTAACTGGTCTGCTCCACCAAGAATTGCCGATAATTTCCGAGCGTCTTTCTGAAGCTCTTTCTCCAGCTCTTTTCGCCACTTCTTGTATTCTTTCTCCGTTATCTTGCCAGCCTTCAGCTTTTTCTTCATAACGGCATCTTGCTTTTTCAGTTTCTCTTTGTCTTCGAGAAACTTCTTCTTCATATCACGGTATGCTTTTCTATACCGTCTCTGTATCTTCTGGTCTAAGTCCGCCATTTACGAACCTGCTTTCGTCTTCTTCGTCCATCATCTTCAGAATTTCATCTAACTTATCACCATCACCGAATAAGGTGAGAAGTTTCTGTGTCACGTAATCCTGTGGTAGATACTGTGCCGCCGCAAGTAAGGTGTTTACTTCTTCCTGTACATTCACTACTTTACTTCTTGTGAACGTAGGCTCATCTTCTACATTTGCGATAGCCAAGATGTCCTGTAAGAACAGCTTTATCTGATATTCGAAATCGTCAACCTTACTGTTTAACGGCTCATATCCTGCTTTAATCTGTGTGGCTGTTACCGCTCCGCCTGCTATCTGTTCTGTGTCGAATGCCATGTAATCACGATACATGTCGGCGGATAACTTCTCTAACAGCACTTCTCTTGCTCCTGTTGGAGCTTCGACACTATGTGCTTCAGCTGTTGCTCCTTCGCCTTCGATGTTTGCCGCATGCATAGTTTTCATTCTTTCAACGAACTTGACCAGCGACACATCGTCGTCCATACCGCCCGCATTCTTCAATGCCCAGTAGATATAGCTTGCTTCATCCACGTTATTAGCAAAACCGCTTTTGATGAGGTCATAACAATCTATCTGCTCCTGCAATCCTACTAACTCGCTCTGATGTGCTTGATTTGCCCACAGGGGCACGATAGGGAACGTCGGATAGTTTTCACCACGGTAGAACATCGTGTCATTCTTCTGGTCTACTGTGTCACCTTGCATTATCGTCTTGTACGGCTTCTTATCTTGCAGAATGATATTCTCTCCATCTTTCTGTTCAAGCTCCGTATATCCATCTATCTCATACAAAGTGGCTCTCTTTGGCTTGTTATTGTCTATCTGCCACCATCTGATTCCTGCCATCAATGCACCGTTTTCTTCATCATAGATTGGGACGAACTCCCATGCATTGAATACTACCAGCTTGTCATAATCGAAGAATCCATATGAAACGCCACTTACTAACGCCGAATGCCCAGCCTCTTTCAGTCTGGCGTCAAAATCATCACCCAGCTTATCTTCGGTCGAATTTTCGTTCCACATACAGCCGTTGCCTAACAAAAACTGTGTTTCCTGCGTGACGAATCTATGAAAGAAGTTTGTCGCCAGCTTGTAGTTTGCTCCCCATCGGTCAGGCACTTGCTCTCCTGTTATAGTGTACAGCATTCTCTGATATTGCGTTATAGTCACATTTCTGTGTTCATCATACTCTTTCGCTGTTATGGCTGTCTGGTACAAGTCACTGCTTTTGTATTCGTTAATCGCTTGCCAGACAAAATCGAATCGCTGTTCCATGCTATCGCCAACAGCTTGTAAATCTTGATACGTCTTCATCTTATCTCCTTATTCCACAACGGTTTGTACGGTTTCTTAACATCGTTTATCTTCATCGTCTTAACGAAGTATCTGGTAGCGTCCATTGCATGGTCGTTATCTTTTACAGGTACATCTACAGACGATTTATCGTCCCACGAATATCCAGCCGCCTCGTTTTGCCACGCCTTCATTTTACTACTAACCTTAATCAGCCCTTTTCGCATTGCTGAAGCTGTTTCTCTTATGCCATCAAGCACTGCATTGTTAGCTTTTACAACTCGATAGCCTCGCTTTCGTAGAACAGCTATAAACGATGCCGCCGAAGGGTCAACGATTATCGGCACTTTGCCGACATCTTGCATAAACGCCTCCAAATCATTGGCATATTCTTCATCTGTTTTCTGTATACCTTCTGCTCGTCCACTGTAGTAGTATTCATCTATGCCATACCACACACCCTGATACTTGCCCCACAGAATCGCCGCAAAAGCGTTCTGCGTTCCGTAGTCTATGCTCACCACATAACGTTCGCAATTATCCACAGGGCATTCTTCGATAGCTTGCTCGTACATCGGATATATTAGCCCTTCAGCAAGAGCCCACTCCCCAAGTATGTACCTCTTGTAGTATACAGTACCTTCAT